AAGAGAAAACCTTTTACTGTCGATTACACAGGATTTGGTTGGACACTGATTAAGAATGGTGTCTTTGAAAGATTAGAGTATCCTTGGTTTGCTCCGAAGATGCAAGTCTTTGATAGTGGCAATGTACAGGATATGTGCGGAGAAGATGTATCGTTCTGTTTAGATGCAAAGAAAGAAGGTATGGTGACATGGTGCGATCCACGAATACGAGTGGGTCATGAGAAGACGAGAGTAATCTGATGGCAGGTTTGATCTTTATTGGAATAATCTTTGTGATTCTCTACATCTTATATTTTTACAATCCACATTCATAGGAGTTATTATGGTTAAAGGTAAATTAGAAAAGAAGTATCGTTTGATACATAATGGGCGCGAACTCTCCAAAGGTTTGTTGAGTGAAGCAGGCAAGTATGATGCAATGCAGATACTGGTTCAAAGATTTGACGAAGGACGTGAAGATGCAATTGACCCTGATGAGGTTGAGATCATTGACGTAACCAAGGAGAAGTAAGTAAATGGCAGTTCGTTTTAATTCAGGCATTGCGACCATTGAGTCACGTCCAAAGAAAACACGACAGGGACAGTCAGTGAATACTAAACTTTCTGCAACCAGTCGCAATAAGTCAAAGAAGAAGTATCGGGGTCAGGGTAGATGAGCACACTGATTACGAATCTACCTTCTTATGAGGTATGGGTGAGAAAAGAGTACCTGACCGATCATAAGAGTGGTCATGGTGAATTTGTGAAAGGAGTATGGGTTTCTGCAAAGAGTATTCCTGGCCGTGCGTTTTATTTTGAAACGTATCTACCAGAGTATGCTGCAATGTTTGATAAGTTACCGATAAGCGCTTTTCTCTCCTCTCCTGAGATACCCGATCCAGATATGACACTACATAATCTACAGTTCTGGAACTGTATGGACTATGGTGTCGTTGCAGTACAGAAACAATTCATCGGTTCAATGCACTATGAGGTCTATACAAGAGACTATGGTAATCAGACTGGTACATATATTTGTACTTTAGATAACTATCACTCTGATGTAGACGCTATCGACTACTCGACCAGTGAACAACCAGCGGAACATAAGTCTCATAACCTGTTAGAATTAGATAATGGTCAGTTTGCACTGTATCCTAACAACAGAATGAGGATATATGACAACAGTATCACTCCTGAGACACCTAAGATTCCTGATTTTAAGGTTTCAACCGTGTATTATCAGGTGGAGAATGGTCATGATCGTGATGGATTAGGTTCAGAAGAGAATTATTTTTGGAAAACAGCGAAAGAAAGGTCTCTTGACGTGAGTGTAGGTGCTGGAGGCACTGATATGAACGCTGATTTTTATGGTGGTGACTTTAAAATTGACTTAAATGAACCAGAATTGGGATGAAATGAGTGAGCATCTAATACTAGATGTCTACGATGGGTATTTTGAGGACTTAAACAGTCCTAATTTCCTTCGGGACATCTTCACTCGTGCTATTTTGAAGTCGAAGATGACAATATTAAATGAATATACACATAAATTCAGTCCATGTGGTGTCACATCTCTTTTTGCATTAGCAGAAAGTCATGTTTCTTGTCATACTTGGCCTGAATTGGGTCGTATGAACGCAGATTTCTTCACTTGCGGCGAAAAAGACCCTCGAATTTGTGCTAAATACATTATTAACGCTTTAGAATCTGAAAAATATCGAATTCGTGTTATAAAAAGGTAAAAAAATCGGTATAAATAAAAACAGCAAACTTTTTGTGTAGATAGTGACTTCTAGGGCATTCAAAGATATCAATTTATCCTTCAAACGTCATCCTGTGACGAATGATGTGGTTGCAATTCGTAATGAAGATGCTATTAAAAGATCTGTAAGGAACATAGTTTTCACAATTTTAGGTGAAAAACCATTTGATCCGACATTTGGATCAATAATTAATGATTCTTTGTTTGATTTAAGCACTAATTTAAATGAAATTCGTGTTTCAGATGAAATTACGTCATCTTTAAGTAGATTTGAACCAAGAATTAGTAATGTGATCACAACAGCGAGAGTGTATTCAGATACAAATGAATTGAATTGTACAATTCAATATGATATTACTGGACTTTCAGCACCAACACAATCAGTCGAAGTTATCCTACAACCAGCTAGAGTATAATGGCTTTCGGTCAATATGTAAATTTAGATTTTGATGAAATAAAACTGTCTATCAGAGATTATCTGAGGGCAAATACAAATTTCACCGATTATGATTTTGAGGGGTCTAACCTTTCAATAATTATTGACGCACTGGCGTATAATACATACATCACTGCATACAATACTAATATGGCAGCGAATGAGTGTTTTCTTGACTCCTCTACTCTTCGAGAAAACGTTGTTGCACTTGCCAGAAATATTGGATATGTTCCTCGATCTCGTAAATCTGCAAGAGCAAAGATATCTTTTACAGTTGATAGTCTTGAAGATACATCAACACTTACATTGAACGCTGGATTGATTTGTAATGGTGCTGGTCAGAACACAAACTACATATTTTCAATTCCAGAGGATATTACAGTTCCTGTTACTAATGGAGTTGCTGAATTTAGTGAGATACAGATATTTGAAGGAACTTATGTTACTGAAAGTTTCACAGTTGATACATCTTTAGCAAATCAAAAGTATATTTTAGATAATTCATTCATTGATACATCAACAATTAAGGTTAAGGTGTTTCCATCTGAATCTTCATCATCAAGTGTTACATATAAACAAATTGATAACATTGTAGGAGTTACTTCAACCGCAGCTTCTTATCTTTTACAAGAAATTGAAGATGAAAGATATGAATTAATCTTCGGAGACAATGTAATTGGTAAAAAATTATCAAATAACAACTTTATTGATGTTTCATACATTGTAACTGATGGAAGGGATGGAAATGGTGCTTCAGAGTTCAGTTTTGTAGGAAATATTACAAATCAAGATGGTGCTGCCATTAATGCATCATTAGTTTCATTAGTTTCAACTGATGAAAAGTCAAGAGATGGTGATGAAATCGAATCAATATCATCAATTAAGTATTATGCACCTCGAATTTACTCTTCTCAGTATCGTGCAGTTACGGCATCGGATTATGAAGCAGTTTTAGGTTACATTTATCCAAACGTTGAATCTGTCACCGCTTTTGGTGGTGAAGAAATGAGTCCACCTCGTTTTGGAAAGGTTTTTATGTCTGTAAAACCTCGAAATGGTGATTTTCTATCAGACGAGACAAAAAGAGAGTTGATACAAAGATTGAAGAGTTATGCGGTTGCTGGTATTGTACCAGAATTTATAGATTTAAAATATTTGTATGTTGAGTTACAATCAAATCCATATTATAATCCAAGTTTGAATGATGATCCAGACAATTTAAAAACTGGTATCTCAAATGCTCTCACACAGTATTCACGTTCAATAGATGTTAATAAATTTGGTGGTAGATTCAAATATAGTAAGGCTATATCACTTATTGATAGCGTTGATGCATCAATTACATCAAATATCACTCTTGTAACAATTAGACGAAATCTAAAAGCAGTTTTGGGTCAATTTGCTCAATATGAGGTTTGTTATGGTAATCGATTCCATACTCAGGAGAGTTCTTATAACGTAGTGTCAACAGGATTCACGATTGAAGGTGTTACAGGCACTGTTTATCTTGCAGATGAAGTAATTAATCGTGAAAAGGGAAGAATTTTCTTCTTTACATATATTGAAGGTGGAACTCCAAGTATTGTAAAGAAAAATGCTGGAACTGTTGATTATATGACTGGTGAAGTTCTTATAGATACTGTAAATATACTTTCAACAGTGGTTGCGAACGGTATAGTTGAAATTCAGGCAATTCCCCATTCAAATGATATTGTTGGACTTCGTGATTTGTATATTAAGTTTGATATGACAAATACAACAATCAATATGATACAAGACCTAATCGCATCAGGAGAAAATACCTCTGGATCAAGATTTGTTCATACTCACAGTTATTACACACCAACTTTCATAAGAAAATCAAATTCTCCAGTTTCAACAGCCGCAGCGATACTTCCATCAACTGCTTCTTCAACTTCAACTACAACCACGAGTGGAGGAACTTACTCAGGTTCAACCACAAGTTCTTCTAGTTCAAGCACTCCTTCATCATCTTCATCATCTTCATCATCTTCTAGTTCTGGATACGGATATTAATGATAGATACCTCAATACAAAGAGTCGAAATCAATCAGGTAATTGAAAATCAGTTACCTGAGTTTGTGCAGTCTGAAAGTCCACTTT